ATGAGCTGGATCCAGACCATCATCTCGGTTTGTTCGGCCCTCTGCGGGGGGTTCGTCGGGGGGTGGGTGGTGGCGTTCCGCATGGGGCGCTGGCGCCAGCAGGTGGAGGACAGGCTGGATTTCGCAGAGGAACGCCTGGCCAGGGGCGACCCGCTCGTGGGAGCCGTCCCCATCATAGAGACCAGGCTGGACGTGGTGTTGCGGGAGATACGCGACCTGAAGCGAGAACTGCGCGAGGAACGGAAGCACTTCGTTTCCCACGAGGAATGCGACAGGAGGCATGGAAATGGCAATGAGAGATGAGGTGGAGATAGCCCTGGCGTCCCTGCGGCGGCGCAGGGACGAGGCGGAGGCACAGGCCGCCCGCGCCGCCGAGGAAATGGTGCGGCTGGCAAGCGGCATGGTCCCCCTTCTGGAGGTCGATGCCGATGCGGTCAGAGCCGCCGCCGATACCTACGCCGAGGCCGTCCAAAGACTCGAAATGCTGGACGACTTCGCCGGACAACTCAGGAGGCTGTTGATTTAGCCCTCAGCAGTCAGCCACAGCAAAGAGCAACTCGCAGCCGGTAGCCGATAGCTATGTCCAAGTGGACCAGACAGCATGAGCAGCAGCGGCAGCGCATCCAGGACAAGATGGCGCAGAAAGCCCTGCCCTTTGAGGACCTGGGGGAGGAGGCGCGCGCTGAGCGGCGCGCCCTGCCGTTCCTTCAGTGGTGCCAGACCTACCTGCCGCACTACTTCGACCGCCCCTTCGCCCCCTTCCACGCCCCCATGGTGCGCACCGTGGCCGAGCCGGGGATGCCCACGTTCATAGGGGCGTTCCGGGGCGCGGGCAAGAGCGCCCTGCTCGCGCTCGCCAGACCCCTCTGGGTCGCCCTGGGCGGAGGCTGTCCCTACCTCCTCTACGGCAGCCAGGTGCAGCGTCTGGCCGCCCAAAACATGGACTACGTCCGCCTGGAACTGGACCACAACGAGCGCATACGCGCCGACTACGGACCCATCGAAACCCACGGCCGCGAAGAGGAATGGACGCTGGAACTCACGCAAAACGTCCTTACCGCCGGGGCCGCCGCAGAGAACGCTGAGGGGAAAGGCGACCCGCAATCCGCCGTTTCTGCCTCCTCTGCCTCCGCCGTACGGCGGAGCACGGTGAAGGTTCCTTCGGTAAAGTTCGAGGCTTTCGGCATCGGCATGAGCCCCCGGGGCCGCCGCCACAGGCAGTACAGGCCCCTGGAGTTCGTCGGGGACGACCTGGAAGACGCCGAGCTGGCCCGCAACCCCCGGCGCCAGCAGAACCTGTGGGACTGGATGATGGACGAAGTGCTGCCGGCGCTGGAACCCGCCAGGTATGCATTCACCGTGCTGGGGACGATGTTCGGGCCTGGCTGCATGTTGGAGCGGGCGCGGGAACTCGCCCAAAAGCGCGACGATTCGGGCCGCCCCCTGGCAAAGCTCTTCATCCAGCCCGCCACCCGGCAGGGCCACTCGGTGTGGCCCGAACGGTTCCCCGACGGCGTGCTGGCGCGGGTCAGGGCAACAGTGGGCCTCAAGAACTGGCTGCGCAACTACGCCCTCTGCGCCGACGACCCCACCAGGCCGTTCCAGCCCGCCTGGATGCACACATACAGGGAAGAAGCACTGGAGCGGAACAGGCTGGACGTGGTGTGCTTCCTGGACCCGGCGCTCAGCGAGGCCCCCACCGGCTGCCCCCGGGCCCTGGTGGCCGTCGGAGCCGACAGAACCTCCGGCATCCGCTACGTGCTGGACGCATGGATAGAACGCGGCAGCCCCATGCAGATGGTAGAAAAACTGTTCGCCTTCAACCGCATCCACCGCCCCAGGCTCATCGGCATAGAATCCAACGGCGGCTACGCCCTCATCAAGCCCCTGCTGCAACTCGAATGCGAGCGGCGAGGCGAGTTCCTCCCCGTGCGCTACGTGAACCACACCCGCCCCAAAGCGATACGCATCGAAAGCCTCTGCTGCGCGTTTGAAAGCGGAAGATGGCGATTCCCACGCAACCCCGCCCCCGGCATAAGGACGCTCCAGGAGCAGTTCCTGAGCTACCCGGACGGGTTTGTGGACGGCCCAGACGCCTGCGCCGGATGCGAGGAACTGCTGCCAGACCCCTGGCGCGCCAGGCAAGGGAGCACGGAATACATGAGCCTCGGACAGCGAACCGATTTCGCACACCTTTAAGGAAAGAAAGGAAGCTATCAACCATCAGCGCCCAGCACACAGACACAAAAACCCACCGCTGAACGCTGATAGCCGAACACCGATAGCTGACCGCTAAAAAATGGCAGAAAGACCCGAAACAGACCTACAGGCCGAGGCGCAGCAGTTCGGCCCACGCACAATCGTGAGCCACGTTGACATAGACACGCTCACGCCGCGGCTCATCAAAGGGATGCTGCTGGAGGCCGAAAGCGGCGACATATCGGCCCAGGCCGCCCTGTTTGAAAAGATGGAGGAGAAAGACGCAGAGCTGGACGCCCACCTCAGGACGCGCAAAAGCGGAGTGGCACACCTGAAGTTCCACATCCAGCCCGCAGACGAATCAGCGCAGGCAGCCCGCGCCGCCCGGCTCTGCCGCAACGCCCTGAGCGAGGTGCCGGAACTAAACCAGGCCATCTTCGACCTCCTGGACGCCATTCCCAAAGGGTTCAGCGTCCAGGAGATACAATGGCGAACCGGCCCCGAAGGCTGGGCGCCGGCACGGCTCATCTGGCGCCCCCAGCGCTGGTTCACCGTGGCCGACGACGGCCAGACGCTGATGCTGCGCCAGGAGACCGGCAGGGCGGTGAGGCTGAACCCCCTCAACTTCATCATCCACCGCGTGCGCGCCCGCAGCGGCTTCTGCCCCCGCACAGGACTCCTGCGCTCCTGCGTGCGCGCCTTCATCGTGCGACACTTCTCCTGGAAGGACTGGATGGCATTCGCAGAGGTCTACGGCATGCCACCGCGCCTGGGCCGCCTGCGCGAAGGCGTCCCCTGGGACTCAGAGGAAGCCCGCCAGCTCTGGCAAGCCGTCCGCTCACTGGGCATGGACGCCGCAGCGGTGGTGCGCGAAGGCAACCAGATAGAAGTCCTTCAGACCAGCACCGCAGGCGAAGGCGAGATATTCGAGCGCATCCTGGAGCGCGCCAGCAGGGAAATGACCCTGGCAATCCTGGGCCAACTGCTCACCAGCCGCGGCGAACAGGGCGGCTCCCACGCCCTGGGCGAAGTCCACAACCAGGTGCGCTGGGACCTGCTGGAATCCGACGCAGCCGCCCTCGAAGAAACCCTCACCGCGCAACTGCTCAAGCCCCTGGTGCGCCTGAACCTGGGCGAGCGATACCCCGTGCCCAGGTGGCACTTCGCCGTGGAAAAACCCCGCGACCTCGAAGCCCTCGCCCGAACCATCAAAACGCTCGCCGAGGCAGGCATGAGGATTCCAGCCAGCTGGGCCTATCAGAAATTCGGCATCCCCGAACCCACCCCCGGCGAGGCAGTGCTGGGAGCAGACGACCGGTAAGCAGTGATGAGAAACCGATAGCCGATGATAAAAAACCGATAGCCCGTGATGGAAAACCGATAGCCGGCGATAGAAAACCGATAGATTTCATTGGCGTTTGAACGCCCCGCAAGGGAGGAACAGATGGGTGAAAAAGACATGATGGCAGCCGAGATACCGGCCCCGGTCCCGCAGTGGGTGATGGTGTGCCGCACCGGCCAGTGGCTGGGACATCCCGATGGCCCGGAACTCATAACCCCCCGGCACCTGCGGGCGGCACTGGACTACTTCGAGCGCCACCACGCAGCCCGGGGCGCTGACCTTGTCATAGATTACCACCACGGCAGCGTTTACGCCGGTCGCGTGGCGCCCAAGGCGCCGGCCGCGGGCTGGATACAACAGCTTCAATTGCGCAATGGCGATACGGAACTGTGGGGCAGGGTCCTGTGGACGGTGGAAGCAAGGGAGGCCATCGCCGCCCGCCAGTTCCGCTACCTCTCGCCGTATCTGCGGTTCGGCGTGCCGGATAGGATAACCGGCGAGCCGGTTCCCATGATGATTCACAGCGTGGCGCTGACCAATACCCCGTTCCTGACCGAGCTCGAGGCGCTGAATGCAAGCGCCGGCAACGGTGCCGGTGCGTTGTCCCAACCCGTTTCAGGAGGAGGCGATATGGCAATTCTCAAACAGGTGGCCCAGGCACTGAACTCCACGCCCGAGGATGTGGCCTCCCGGCTCGGGCTGGATGCCGGGGCGGATGACAGGAGGGTTGCGGAGGCCATCATGGAGGGCGCGGCGGCCAATGGCGCCGCCGCTGTGCTGCCCGAGGGCGTGGCGAACGCCCTGGGCGTTGAGCCCGACGCCGACGAGGCGGCGGTGCGGGCCAGGATACTCCAGCTCAAGGCCCCCGCCGCCGGCCTGGCGAGCGTGCGCAGGGCGCTGGGCCTGGAGCCGACGGCCAGCGAGCAGGCCGTCCTGAACGCTATCGTGGCGCTGCGCCAGGACCACCGCAAAAGGGAGGCGCAGGCGCTGGTGGACGAGGCGGTGAAGGCGGGCAAGATCCCGCCCGCTCACCGCGAGTTCTTCCTCAACAGCGCCCTGGATGACCTGGAGGCCACCAAGATGTGCCTGGCGGATATGCCGTGCCTGCTTTCGAGCCAGACCGCCGGCATGAAGGCCGACCTGGCGCTGCGGGGCCTGACCGAGGGTGAGGAGCTTGTGTGCCGCCAGCTCGGCATCGGCGCTGAGGCATTTCTGAAGGCATCTCAGTAACCATGTAAGGAGGATGACGGATGACTGCACTGACACAGGACAGAAGCACGCAGTACAGCCTGGGCGACCTGCTTGCGATACCGGTCGCTGCCGGGGAGCGCATCTTCGCTGGCTCTCTGGTTTGCTGCAACGGTTCGGGCTACGCCGTGCCCGCAGAGGATGCGGCCGGGTTGGTTTTTGTGGGCGTGGCTACGGAAGGGGCCGACAACCGGAACGGCTCGGATGGTGAGCTGTGCGTGGTCGTCAGGCGCAGGGGTCGCTACCGCTTCAACTGCAAGAGCATCCTGGACCAGAGCGCCCTGGCTGCGCGGGCCTATGCGGTGGATGACCAGACGGTGGCGGCGGATGCTGCCGAGGTAACCTATGACATCCCTGTGGGTGTAGTTGACAGGGTGGAGGGCTCGCACGAGTGCTGGGTTGCCATTGATGCGGCGGTGCTGGAGGGCCGCAGCTGGACCGAGCCGACCACGACTACCCTGGCCCCCACGACGACCACGACGGCCGCTGGGTAGGTGGCCGGTGTGTGGGTGTGTGAGGCCCGTGTGTTGACGGGTGTGTTTTGAGAGGAGGAGTGGAGATGGAGATTACTCAGGGCAACCTTCAGGCGGTCTTTGCCGGCCTCAAGGCGGTTTTCAACGAGGCCGTGCAGGCCACTGAGGCGGACGATATCGGGAGGCTGATGGAGGTCGTTCCGAGCTCCAGCGGCACGGAGAACTATCCCGTGGCGTCGCTGCTGGGCGACCTGGAAGAGGTGCTGGACGAGGTAACTATCACCAGCATCGGTGTGTTCGTCCAGAGCGTGCCGAACAGGACGTTCGCGCGCATCGTTACGGTCAGGCGTAACGATATAGCCGACGACAACATAGGTGTTTACAGGCCGGGGGTGCGGCAGCTTGGCCGCAGGGCGGCCCTTTACCCGCTGCGCCTGGCTGCCGAGGCGCTCCTTGCCGGGTTTACCGAACAGTGGGTGGACGGCACGACGGTCTTCAGCGACAGCCATGAGTGGGTTGGGGGGCAGGTGTGGTCCAACCGCAGCGATGTGGCCCTGAGCGCCGAGAGCCTGGATGCGGCCATAGATGCCCTTGAGGGGCGCCTGGGGCCGGATGGCGCGCCGCTGGGCCTGCGGGCGAACCTGTTGGTGTGCGGGCTGGCAAACCGCAGGACCGCACAGAATATCCTGGAACTGGAGTTCCTTGAGGGCGGCCAGTCCAACCGCAACTACAAAAGGTGCGATCTGCTGGTGCTGCCCAGGCTGGGCTCCAGCACCGCCTGGTTCGTCATGGACACCGAGCCGGTCAGGCCGATGGTGCTTCAGGACCGCGAGGGGCCGGAGTTCACGGCCAAGGATGACCCCGAGGACGACGATGCGTTCTATCGCGAACTCTACGCCTACAAGGGGCGGCGGCGTTGCGCCGTGGCCATCCTGGCTCCCTGGCTGGTGCAGGCAAGCGCCGGGGCGTAAAGACCCAATTGGCGCAGAGAACGCCGAGAAAACAACGGGATGAACACAGTTGGGCCGTCCTGCGTCCCGCGTTCCTCTGCGTTCTCTGTGCCCTGGGCGCTTAAAACTGACCGGACGCGGCATACTCTGGTTTTCCTCAGCCGGAGGCTGATTCATGGCTTACTGCACTTACGATGACGTTGAGATGCGTATCGGTGCCTCTGACCTTGCGGCGCTGGCCGACTACGACGGCGATGGCGATGCCGATGCCGACGTGGTGGCGCGCGCCATACAGGACGCCTGTGCTCTGGTGGACAGCTACCTGAGCGTGCGGTTCTCGGTGCCGGTCTCGCCCGTGCCGGATGCGCTGCGCACGTGCGCCGTCAACCTGGCGGTTTATTTCCTCAGGCTGGGCAGGGACAGCGTTACCGGGGACGTGCGGGCGCAGTACGAGGCCGACGTGGCCTGGCTGGGGGATGTGGCAGCGGGGGCGGCCTCCCTCGGCGTGGAACCCGCCCCCCAGGAAGGCAGCGGCGCCGGCGGCGTGCGGTTTGAGGGAGAGCAGCGCATCTTCGGCCGCAGCGAACCGCTCTAACGAACAGTTGTCGGTTACGGGCCTCGGCCACTAATCACCGACCGCTGACCACGCATCTGTGGCTCTATCCGTGTTTGTGTCCGTCGGTCTGCCACAGGCGCATGAATGTAAATCAGTGTCTCAGCAGTTGATAGGGGCTTCGGGAACATGGCGAATTTCCTGACGCAAGGAAGGCTGGCGTTGCTGGGTGCGCTAAAGGATGACCCACAGATAGCGGCGGCGGTCAAGACGTGGTTGGAGTTCGGCAGCGGTCTGAGCCGACGCTACGAGCTGGAGGCTGCCTTCTGCCCCCTGCTGGCGCTCTGTCCCGCCCGGGCCGAGGTGGAGTGCGTGGCAAACGTCGAGCGCGAGGTGCCGCAACTACTGCGCATTGACATCGCCACGGACGGACAGGATGCTGCACCGGCCGAAGAGCTGACAGCGCTCGTCGTCCAGCGCGTCCACCTGTGCAACGAAAACTGTCTCGGTCTCGCCTCCGGCGGCCTTGCGGGCGTGCACGTCCAGGGGTTGCGCTGGGAGGCCGTGCCCGACAGGGCAGGGGCCAGGATGCTCTGGACGGTGGCCATAACGGTGCGCCTGCTGTGGCGGAAGCGATCAGTTTAAGCGCGGAGAACGCAGAGAGCGCGGAAAGGCTACAGAGGGACAACAATCGTCAGTGGGTATCCTGTCCTTTTTTCTCGGCGTTCTCGGCGTGCTCTGCGCTGAAGGCCGTTCAGTTTGATTGAGAAGGGAAGGCGATGGCCGTAACAGGCGTTCACCAGGGCGCGCGGCGACACGTGCGGGCCTGCCGGGAGGCGACGTGGGGGCAGTGCCCCCCCTCGCCCCAGTGGCACTGCATCCCCGTGTTCGCAGACGGCTACACGGTGAAGGCCGCCGACCGCAAGTTGCGGCCCCGCACGCTTGTGGGCGGCTGGCAGCGAAGCGTCCACCTGAGCTACCTCCAGGTGGTGGAGGGCCGCTGGAGCGCGCTGCTATACCCCGAGGTGGCGGAGTTCCTGCTGGACATGGCGCTGGAGCGCACCGGCGGCCAGTTGCACAGCTACTGCGTGGACCACTACACGCCCCCCGACCCGCGCCGCCACCTGGGGTGCATGGTGGAGTCCGCAAGGCTGGAGTGCAGCGGGCGGGGCAGCGCCGTGCTGTGGCACATGGCCCTGCGCGGCAGGCAAGAGCAGGAAAACGACGCCCTGAGCGAGGAGGATTTCGACTACTCGGGCCTCACTCCCGTCCCGTTCTGCTTCCAGGGCGCAACGCTCCAGATGGACGCATCGCCCGTCGGCGACGTGGAGGCGTGCACCATAACGGTGCGCAACAACCTGCGGGCAGGCCCGAGCAGCGGCGGCCTTCTGGCCTACCTGATAGCAGGCCAGCGGGCCGTAAGCCTTGAACTGACAAAGCTTAACGACTCCGACCTTTTCAACGCCGCAATCCGAAGCGGCGGCACCTTGAGTTTCAGCGCCGTCCTGAGCCATCCGTCGGGGTGGGAACTCGGCATCCAGTTGCCGCGCCTCTACGTGGACGAAAGCGCCGAACCCGCCATGCCCGGCGCGCTCGTCACCTCAAGGACGCGCCTGGAGGCCGGCGTGGACGAAAGCGGCGTGGACATGAGCTACACACTTGGCGAGCCGTAAAGGAACCCGCAACAAAAGAAAGGGGCCGGAACATGATGCCACAAACACAACCCGAAGCGCCCGGCGAGGACATTGAAGAGGCCGCCGACAGCCTCCTGGCCCAACACCGGCGCATGGTGGAACTCAGAAGGTCCTTCGCAGAGGTCGCAAGGCGCAACGCCCAACTCTACCGCAAAATCCTGGAAGAACAGGAACTGATGAAGAAAGAACTGCTGCGCATCAAGATGCGGCTCAAACAATTGTCCACGGCAAGGTCGTAGGCGGAGGTGAACCCATGCCAGGTGGCTACTTCAACGACGGCAACGGGACGCTGGTGGAGCTGGGCGAGCACGCGTTCGCCACGCCGACGGCCTTCCGCCGCAATATCGTCCACGAGCCTTACGGCCTGCCCGCCCGCGTCCTGGACAGCGGCGGGGGCATCCTGGATATAGAAGTTACGGGCCAGCGCGTGCGCTCTAACCTGGGCGATGCGGAACGTTACATCTACGAGCTTTTCAGTGCCCTGGCCGCGAGCGGCCCCGGCGATTTAGGCGTGGAGGACAACCGGCTGTTCCGCCAGGTGTTCGGCGATAGCATCTGCGTGGGCGCTGTGGGCGAGGTCAGGGCGTTCAAGTTCGCCGATATGCTGTTCAGTTTCCAGTGCCCCGAAAAGTCGAGCGAGCCGGCATGGGGTGGCCCACCGCCCGGCACTCCCTCTCCCTATGCCGGCACCTCGACTGCCCAGGATTACGCCGCAGGCGGCGTTGCGCTGGGCATCGGCGTCGGCATGAGGATAGAGCTTATCCGCGTCTGGCCGCTCAGGGAGATACCCAGGGCGCGCGGGGCGCGCACCAGCGAGCCGCACCGCGCCGCACAGATACGCTTCATCGTGCGGGCCCACGCCCTGGCCGATGCCGTCCACCTGGCCGCTTACCTTGAGAGCCTGGCGCGGCAAATCGGCCCACGCAAAGTTGACCTGACCGGCAACGGCAACACGTTCACCGATGTGGTGCTGGACTCTCTGCGGCCCGCGCACACGGACCAGAAGGCCACCGACTTCGAGGCGGAGTTCGTTAAAAGGCTTGAGGCGTGAGGCTTTGAGGCGTGAGGATGGGCAAACAATGATCGCTCAGCGACTGAGGGTCGAAGCCAGCAAGAAAGAGTTCCTGCAAATACCAGGAGACATGGTTGGGAGGGAGCACATGGTCTACACCTGCCGCCTGCGCAGCGATTGCATCAGGCCGGAGAGCACCCGGCAGGTTTCGTCATGCAAGTTCACCAGCCTGGACTTCTCTGTTTCTGGGAGGTAACCGAGACGATGGGCAAGATGAACGTAATAACCCAGTTCCCGCAGGCTGCCGAACGCCATATTGAGGAAGTTGAGATACTCCTTCAAGCTGTTGCGAGCGCACCCTTCAACAATGTTGGCAGGCACCGACACGGCTGCTCTACGCATCTGGGCTGTGAGGGCGAAGATTTCCTCGTGCGGGAAAGTGGCCGTAGCAGCGTAGATGTCTCTGACAAGCTGGTCTGCCAGCGTGAAAGCCTTGAGTTTCCTGTGGTCTCTCATGACCGGGCAATTATACGTGCTGCCCGCTGTTCACTCAAGCCTCAGGTCTCAAGCCTCAAGCCTCCGGTCTCAAGTCTCAAGCCTCAGGTCTCAAGTCTCAAGCCTCCAAAGTGAAGTGGAGCAATGGACGTTCAAATCTACATCAACGGCGTCTTGAGGACGGATTTAAGGGTCCTTCAACTCAAACGCTCCTACCTGGAGCCGTGGACGGCCCTGCTGCGCTACAACGGCCGGCACGACGCCTGCGGCATGCCCCGGATGTGGGACAGCGTCCTCATCTGCCAGGTGGCCGAAAGCGGCGGCACCACGACCACCACCTCAGGCGGCTACCCCGGCCCGGTGCTGTTCCGTGGCGACATAACCGACATCGCCCCCGGCGGCATCGCCGAGGAATCCTGGAACTGCACCGCAAGCGGCAAACGGTTCCGGCTGGAAAACGAGCCGGTCTGCATCAACGGACGCGGGCACTACGTCTGGAACCGGCGCGGGCACACGTGCAACAACGAGAGCGGCGAGGACTCTCCCGGCGCAGACGGCGGCAAGTGGACAGCAGGCGAGATAGCCGTTGACATCCTGGAACACGCCCTTGGCATCCCCGCAGGCGGAAGCGACATCAGCGGCCACCACGGCGACCCCTGCTGTGTTACCGACACATATCTCACCGCCGGCGACATCGCCGGATATACCGCCGCCGACTGGCTGGCCCTGGACACGGTAATCGGCGAGTTCAGTGTGGACAACACGCCCGTGGCGCAGGCGCTGGACATGCTCCTGGGCCTGGCGGGCGGATTCTACGGCTGGTATGTAGACCCCGAGAGCGGCAACCTGGTCCTCACCGACCTGGACGCCTGCCCCGTGCGGAACATCGAGGCGGGCCAGCTGGGCCACTGGCAGGACGAGGCCGGCAAGAACTACGTGCTGCTGGACAACAAGCTGGACTGGAGCCTGGACGGCGTCTGCACGACCGTCATCGTGCAGGGAACGGACAGGACAGTCGAGGAGAAACCAGCCAACATCGAGGGCACGGGCAACCCGGCCCTGGGCGATGCGGGCGAACTGGAACTGGTGGCCGCGCCCTGGATGGACTGGCCCGCCGCCTTCCGCCACGTCTGCCAGACAAAACGCCTGCCCACCTGGCGCGAGATTGACCCCGGCAATACCCTCACCCCACCCCAAGGATACCTGACCTGGGACAAGGGCCCCCGCATCTACAAGGGCACCGATGCCGGAGCGAAATATGTTTACGTGCCCGATACGCCCGGAGTGCCTCTGCCCTCCTGGAACCGCGTCACGGGCATCATCAGCTTCTACGAGAACCCGTCACTCGACCCTGGCGAGAAACTCTGGGGCTGGTATTTCGCCCGCGTACCCTTCACCGTGCAGGCGGGGCCGGACGGCGATGCCTACTGGCATTACGGCTACGAGAACACGCTCATCATCTACGACCCGGCCTTCAAGCACACCACGAGCTGGCCCCGTCCCGGCACCGCCGACGACGAGGTGGCGATGGGTATCCTGGCCGAGCGCATCCTGCGCCAGCGCAAGGACGTGCGCCGACAGGGCGTGTTGGTCTGCGACGAAGTTGACCCGTCCGCTTTCGGCCTTGACGTGCGCTACAACGTCCTGAACCTGGGCTGCACCAGCACCCTCGCCCCCGCAACCACGACCGCCGCACCCGGCACGAGCACGACCACCCTGCCACCCGACCCCATGCGATGGGACGAGTTGCAAATCAATGCCGTCGAAGTCGTCTACGACCTGGACCGCAACGAAACGCAGATAACCGTCGCCAACACCTTCTTCATGCTGGAGGGCTACAGCGAACTGAAGCGGCGGCTGGAACAGAACCTTTTCGCCCGGCGGGAGCTTGATTTGAGCGAGGACGTCAACGATTGCCAGGTATTGGCGAGCGCATACCAGGGCGAGGTGGGCACGCCCACATCCACCACGACCGAAGCGCCCTCGACCTCGACAACCACCGAGGCCCCCGGCCCGACCACAAGCACGACTACGACCGAAGCGCCGGAGTTCCTCTGCTCCGCCTGCGAGGAACTGGCCAGAGAGGCAGGAGGCAGATGCGTTGCCACCGTAACAATGGTTGATACTGAATGTTCAGGTTACGGTTCCGGCTGTGAGGACGCCGCAGGCCAGTATGAACTTAGATATCACGAGGAAAATGGCTGGTGGCAAGGAGGGGCGGAAAATCCGTTCGGTAGCTGGGCTGTTCGCGTCGAATGCGTGCAATGCCCCGGGGAAATAACAACCACCACGCAGGCAGGCTGCCTTCTGCCCGGCTGTTACCGCGTCCAACTGCTTTATTACCAGTTGGGAGAGTATTATCTGGGTTATGAAACAGACAGCGCCTGGCTGTGCTGCTGCGATAACGGGGGGCTTTACGGGGAGTGCGTCGCCGACGGCACGGATTTGTGCGAAGGCTGCTCAGTAAGAGTTGTCTTCGGCTGCCCGCCCACCACGACCAGCACCACAACGCAGCCGCCATCCACTACTACCACGCTGCCCCCGACCACTACCACTACCGCCGGGCCGGGCTGCCCGACGGATGAGTGGTGCGCCAACAACTGCCCCACAACCGTCTACGCCGAAATCACTACGGGTTGCGGCTCGCCGCCAGACGTGTGCGATGGACTCTGGCAATGGACGTGGCTGAGTGACTGCACGTGGACGAACACCGGAACACCCGCCATGGGGTGCGGCAGCGGCGGCATAACATGCTCGACAGGAACGTGGAGTTTTGATGTCGGCCTGGGCACAGATGTGTGCGTCTATCACAAGACGGCGACTACCGATAGCTGCCCCACGGGGAATTATAGCCTGTACAGCGCAGGCTGCCCCGATTGCGACCCGACTGCAACGGTTTACACGTGAGAGGGAAATCATGAACGGAATTAAGCTGGCGAGGATTCGCAGGTGCGCTCGATGCGAGTTCAACCGCAATACGGGCGCGTGGCCCTGGCCGAAATGCTGCTTCAGCGACAGGACAGGTGAAACCGGCGCGCCTCTCAGGGACGATGCCTTTATGGAAGGGCCGGATGAGAATTGCCCGGCCGGCAGGTGGGCGGGACTTGAACCCGTGGACATGGAAGCTGTGGCAAGAGAGCAGAAGAGGCGCAAACTTCAGGGACAACGCGAGCGGCTCAAGCCGCTCGTGCTGGAACGTTTGCGCGGACGGAGCCAGGAGCACGTTGACGACGTGCTTGAGACCTTGAGCGCATTGGGCGCCCTGGAACCTGAAATCGCCGTGGAAATAAGCGATGAATTAGAAGGACAAACCCCGTGAAACAACGAGGTAAACCCCGTGAAACAACGAGGTAAACTTCAGAGGTTTCAAAAGGCGGCTGAGTGGTGGACCCGAAAACAACGGGGTAAACCCCGGCCTACGGTATATCCGCTGTGCCGATGGGCGAAGCGGCAGGGCTGCTGTGCCGTCCGCTGCCAGCACCCGGAAAAGGGCGGCGCAACCGTCCCCAGGCGGGTTTGCGCGCCCGTCAAGTGCCCTTATTATGAAGTCTCTGCGCCCCCCGAGAACAACGGGGTAAACCCCGAGAACAACGGGGCAAGCCTCAAGCCTCACGCCCCGAAAACGACGGGGCAAGCCTCAAGCCTCAAGCCTCACGCCTCACGCCCCGAGAACGACGGGGTAAACCTCAAGCCTCACGCCTGGACTCTGCCGTCCCTGAGCATGGTTATCACCGCCTATAACGAGGGCGAGGAACTATTTAAGACCATCCAGAGCGCGCTGGCGGCCTATCCGCAGGACCGGCTGGAAATCATCATCGTTGACGACGGCAGCCAGCCCCCCGTCTCCCTGCCCCCGAACCTGGCGGGCTCCCCCGTGGTGAAGCTTATCCGGCACGACGTGCCCCGGGGCGTGGGCGCCAGCCGCAACGCGGGCTATGCCGCTTCCACGGGGGACGTCATCAGCTTTCACGACGCCCACATGCGCTTTCCCCTGGCCGACGAACTCCTGGAATGCTGCCGCGACGAATTCAAAGAAAGCCTCGAGAACAACGTGGCAAGCCTCAGCGCAAAGATATCTTCTCACCTCTCACGCCTCACGCCTCAAGCCTCAAGCCTGGAGCCTGGAGCCCGGAGCCTCAAGTCTCACGCCTCAAGCCTGACGTTACTCGCGGCGAAAGCCGCCGAGGGCGATGCCCTTGTCTGTTCCGCCAGCCGGGACGTGCGCGCCGACCGCAGCTTCTTCGGGCTAGGGGCCGACCTCTACTACAACCGCAGGGACGGCCTCCAGCCCAAATACCGCCTCTACCCCCGCGACCCCGACGGCAACACCGCTCCCTACCTGCGGGTGCCGTGCATGATGGGCGCAGCCTACTTCGTGAGCCGTTCCCTGGCCCAGAGGCTCAGCGAACCCACCGGCTACCTGTGGGAAGACACCGCCGGGCGCTGGGGGTTCAGCGAGCAAGCCTTAGCCGTCAAGGCGTTCCTGATGGACATCCCCACCCTGGTGAGCCGGGACGTGTTCACGCGCCATCTCTACCGCAGCCAGAACCCCGTGCCCGGTGCCGGAAAGGAAATCTGGAAAAATATCGCCGTCAGCATGAGCCGCCTGCTGCACAAAGAGACCTTTGATTTGCGGTTCAAGCCCTACTGCCTCAAGCGCCTCACACCAGAGGAATTGCAGTGCCTCACGCCTCAAGTCTCAAGCCTCAAGCCTCCCCCACCCTGGGGCCGCTCCCGTGAGGATGCAATTTTCACGCATCTATGCGGCAGGAACGCCCCCATCACGCGGCCCCACCCCGACCATGCCTGGCTCCAAGACCTCAGCGCGGAGGTCGCAAAGACCGCAGAGAAGCCCCTGGGTGATTCTGACTCTGCGTCCCCCGAGAACAACGGGGTAAACTCTGCGTCCTCTGCGTTGAGAATTCTCCAGTGGCGGCCCGGCGAATCCACTATCCTGCTCCGCCGCCTCTGGTGCGATGCCGAAATCCACTGCATCGAGATGCCGGGGCATCGCGCCGACAACTGGTGGGACATCTGCAAGGAGCTTGGCGTGCGTCTCACCAAGTGCCGGCTCGGACCGGATTACGTGAACCGGCCCGTTACGGCAAACCTCGGACAATTTGACCTGATACTCATCGGCGGCGAGATGCAGGCCGAGTGCCGCCGGGTGGCACAGCGCCTGCTGAATCCCGGAGGCCGTATTATCGTAAATGAGCGCGCCGACCGTTTCGTCATAGAAGACAACGAGCGCAGAAAAGAGGAAAAAGTATTAAGTGCAGAGACCGCAACGAACACGCCTCAAGCCCCGAAAACGACGGGGCAAGCCTCAAGCCCCAAGCCTCATGCCTCAAGCCTCACGCCTCAAGCCTCAAGCCCCGAAAACGACGGGGCAAGCCTCAAGCCTCAAGCCTCACGCCTCACGCCTCACGCCTCCATAACAGTGCTGTTGTTGAATTGGAAGCGGCCGGAGAACATCGGCCCCATCCTGGAATGCCTGGCCGCACAGACCGCCCGCCCCCGCATCTTCCTCTGGAACAATGGTGCGCCTCTTGATTCCTCAAGCCTCAAGCCTCACGCCTCAAGCCTTTCGCTCATTCAGAGCGACACCAACCTGGGCTGCTTCCCCCGCTGGTGGCTGGCTTCAGCGGCCGAGACCGAGTTCGTCTGCACAATAGATGATGACCTGCTGCTGCGAGATGAGAAGGTGCTCGAAGATGCAATAGATGCCTGCCGCTCCAAATGCCCCGACGGCATAGTGGGCTTCTTTGGGTGGAAGCGCGTGCCCGGCAAGAGCTACAAGGGCGCCCGACACATCAACGGCTCCGCCGAAGACCGCCGCGTGGACCTGGTGAAAGGTCGCTTCATGCTACTGCGCCGCGAACTGCTGGAGCGCGTGCCCCTGGTGCCACCTCAAGACTCAAGCCTCACGCCTCAAGCCTTATTTCGCTGCGACGACATCTACATCAACCTGATGATATCAGGCGGCCGGCCTGGGTATCACCTGGTGCCCGGCGTGCTGGGCAAACGCTGGGTGGACCTGAAACAGGACAGTCGTGCATTGGCAGCCCAGCCCGGCCACTGGGACGCCCGCAACCGCGCCGTGGAAACGCTTCTGAACCATTTTACAGGAGGAGCGCAAAATGAGTTTCAGAAAACGATTGTGTAAGTGGATGTATGAGCACTGCGGGTTTGTGAGAGCGCTGGTAAAGGAATGGGGATTTGGCCTCCGCAACGCCGTAGTGCTTACCGGGCTGTTTCTGCTGCTGGTCGTTCTGTCGGCGCTGCTATACCTGAGATTGCGATGAAAGGAGTAGAACAATGCGAGTAATAAAGAGTCTGCTGGCTTCTCGCAAGTTCTGGCTGATGGTGCTGGGCATTCTTGTGCCGGTGCTGAACGCAAAGCTGAATCTACAGATGGACAGCGTGGCGTTGGCGGGTGCGTTGGCGGTCATCTTCGCCAACATTCTGGGCATAGCGATAGAGGATGCAGGGGAGAAGTCCGCTGGCGGCCTGCTCCAGATATCGCCGCCAGCCATGGAACAACCCCGAGAACAACGAGGTAAACCTCAGAAACAATGAGGTAAAGCCCGAAGAATGACGAGGTAAACCATGACAATAGCGAGCATCATCCTGGTGATGCTGAAGGTGCTGCTCGTTCTGATTCAGAACCGCAATGACCCGAATCGGGCGCGGGACAGGGCCATCATGGCGGTTGCCGAAGAGCTTTCGTCTGACCTGGAGGGGTTCGATGAAGCCGTTCATAAGACGCATGACACTCGCGTTATTGCTGGCTATCTGCTTGACCTGGCTCGTCGCCGGCTGCAAAGCGGTTCCGAAGGCTCCGCTCAGCATTGAGGCAGAGGTGCGATACCTGAGGAAGGGCGAGAAGGCCCCTTTCACAGGCTATCTGCTCAGTCCCTACATGCTCAGCTTGCTCTACCGGGACGCCAGGACACAGCAAGCAGAAGAAGCCGTGAGGCAACTGCGGGAGAGATACGGGGAATGAGAGGGAAAATGCCATATGGGGCCGGGGCCTGGGGATAAGGAACAATTACAATTGCTCGAGCGGGCCGACTGGGACGTGCTCATCGTCCTGGATGCCTGCCGGGCGGATGCCTTACGCGAAGTTACCGGCACGGATGCCCCCGCTGTGCGCTCCCCCGGCGTCTGCACCCCCCAGTGGATAGCGAAAGTCGGGCCGCTGCTGGAGCGCCTGAATGTCCTGTACTTCACTGCGAACCCTGTCGTTGACCGCGAGGTGCAGAAGCGCAGCCTCCAAGTGGAACTAATCAGCATCTGGAAGCGGCACTGGTCGCGCTTCACCCGGCTGGCCATCCCCTCCGTGCACCCCCTGAGCGTCAACGGAGTCGTGCTCACTTACCTGGAGATGGGCCGCCTTGAAGGCAGGCGCGTAGTAATTCATTACCTCCAGCCGCACAGCCCATACATCGGCGCAATCCCTCTGGCTGTCAGCCGCTGGGGCCGCTCCAATTCCGAGTTCGGCCGCGCCTGCCATGCGCTCACCCGACCCGATGTGGCCGTCAGGCAAGGCGCTTTTGATTGGACGCTCCTGAAGCGCGCATACCGCATGAACCTCGCCCTGGCCTGGGACGCGGCCCGGCAGTTAGCCGGACAATTGACCGGCACTATCATTGTTACGAGCGACCACGGCGAGATGCTGGGCGAGGACGGCGGTAAGTTCGGCCACGAAGGCCACTGGCGCTACCCCCAACTCTATGCCGTCCCCTGGCTCAGGTTAGACGGTAGCGCAGAACGTGAAGCCCAAAACTGCGAATCAGATGTCCTAACCAAGCTGGAGGCCTTAGGCTATGCCTGATATGGCAAATGCCATAGCGAGTGATTGCCCTGCCGTTACCTGCCTCTGCCCCACCTACGGGCGCTTCAAGCGCCTGCGCGACGCCGTCGCCTGCTTCCTGCTACAGGATTATCCAAACAAGCGGATGCTTGTCTTGAATGACGCACCGAAGCCCATTATTGGGGGCGGAGACGGGCTACCCGTAACTATCATCAACGCCAAAGAACGTTACCCGACCCTCGGCCACAAGCGCCAGGCCCTGTTGGAAGCGGCCTCCACGCCGCTTGTCGCCCACTGGGACGACGACGACCTCTACCTGCCCGACCACCTCTCAAAAGGCGTTCAAGCCCTCCTGCGCGAAGGCGCAGGCTGCGTCAAATCCCGCGCCGCCCACTACGTCGTCGGCCTCGCCCCCTCAAGCCCCCAGAACAACGAGGCAACCCCCGAGGACGACGGGGCAAGCCCCGAAGACGACGGGGCAAGCCCCGAGAACGACGGGGTAAACCTCAACCCTCAAGCCCCGAAAACGACGGGGCAAGCCCCGAATACGACGGGGCAAGCCTCACGCCTCAAGCCTATGTATCACGGCGTCCATCACAACGTCTTCGAGGGCACCATGATATTCCGCCGCCAGGAAGCGCTTGAGTCAGGCGGCTATCCCCCCACCAACAGCGGCCAGGCGCGCGCCCTCATGGCCACCTTCGAGCGCGCAGGCAGACTCTACAAAATCCCCGAATCCGAGGCCATCACCTATGTCTATCGCTGGGGACAGGGCTTCGCCCACATAAGCTCCTGCGGCAACAAGCCCGGTGCCTCCGACCGCTTCGCCGCCGCCAACTGCGATTTCGGCGACGGCCAGCCGCTCATGCCCACTGGCCATGATGCCGTCTCCTGGGCCAGGCACCGCATCCTGCCATACATGGAGGTCATCCGATGCACCTGACAGCCCTCATCCCGGCCCACAATGATGCTTACACGCTCCGCTTCTGCCTGGAAAGCATAGCGGCGCACTTCGACCACATCCTGGTGCTCGACGACGCCAGCACCGACGAAACCCCCGATGTGGCCCTGAACATGGCTCTCCGACACAAGAACATCTACTGGTGGCGCAACCCCGGCCCGCAAATGGGCTGGGTGCAGGCGCGCAATCAACTGCTCACCCTCGCCTGCGACAGCCCGCTGCTTTTCTGGCTGGACGCTGACGACGTGCTTTGCGAATACAACGCCCACCTGCTGCGCCGGATTGCCGAGGGCGACGCCCCTATCGTGCGTCTACAGCTCTGTGAGATGTGGGGAGACCTCAACCACACAACCCAGCGCCTGCACCACTACGACCGCTGCCACGTTTTTGTCAACCGGCGGGCGATGAGAGACTTCTGCTGGCGGGGAGGCTCGGCAGCCCGGCCCGAAACGGTCGTAAAAGCCACGTGCAGCCCCGGCCCCTTGTTCTTTCACCTGAAAGGCGTCAAGCCCGACGAACGCATCGTAGAACGCAGCCTGATGCGCCAGTGGCTACGAGGCAAACTTACCCGCCCGCCCGCAGAAATCGTCGCCGAGATGGCCCCAGACGATATCCATCAACGCGCCATTAAAACCCTTTTGACGAGCCATCAAGACCGCCTTAAACCCACGTATCTGGGCACCGCTGACAAAACCGCCCCTCGCCGCCCGGATGTAATAGAGCGTGCCCTGCCAGGCCGCTTCAGGATGATTTATGACGATGGTAGACCTGTAGACCGCGTCGACCACTGCCACAACAAAGGAGGGCCGCCCCTGCCACATCTTGTATAACACAAAGCGCGCTTGCGGACGTGCAAGCGTCAAGATATAGTATAGTGCAAAGAGGCCGGACAAAAACAAAACCGGTTTCCTGCGTATATTTTGTGCCCGCACACACCCGTTTTACGTTGGCAAAAGTGACAAACCAAATGCACGCGAACAATGGGTACTGGCCTGCCAAGTAGCCAAGTGTTGCGTAGCTGGGGCCTGTGGTGATTTGTTGCTACCGTGTTGCAAACGGCGAAAGCGAGGAGGTTGCAAGTGAAAAATGTTGCGGCTCAAGTGGGATAGAGAATCCTTGCGAACATACAGGCTCGTTTTCAAGGGCTACTGGGGGATCTTACCATGCTTGCTGTCCATAGGTTCGCTCCTTATCGGTTATGAAGCTGCGCTACACGCTCCATGGGTCTGCTACTTGGCCATGGCTGGGCTTCACATGCTCTGGATAGCTCTTTTGGGTTTCTTCGGGGAGTCCTGTGCGCGATAGTCGCACATGCGCGGGCAAGTTGTTGGCTGCGGAAGAGCGGGGCGACTGTGAGACCTGATAGGGCGGGGCGGCACGGACATCCACGAAAGAAGCGTGAGCCATCTGGAGGCGACCCGTGCCGCCTACCTTGAATTATCGCGCCGCTCGGCGGACTGGGTCGTCATCGAATGTGCCTTCGGCGATGAACCCCTGCCCGTGGAGCCCATCGCGGATAGGGGTCTGGGCGGCAGTGAGCGAGCTTGTTGGTGCAAGCGCCAGGGCGGAAGAATCCGAAGGGCCCGGGCAGCCGGCCTGAGTCTTGTGTGGATTGGCGCGTTGCTCATGTTGTATGCTTGGCTGGGAAGTGTTGGGATGTGGGAAAGGAGCGGTGAGCATGTATCGGATGTGGTTTGGCATTCTCGTTTTCACTTTGGTGAATGCTGCGGCTTTTGCGGCGCCTGAGCTGGGCGCTGCAAAAAAGGACGGCTCGTTCCCGATCGCCGAAAACGGGCAAGCTCTGGTCGTAATTGTCCGATCCTCCGATGCGACTCCGCCGGAGCGCACGGCCGTCAGGGAGCTATGCACCTACCTTGAGAAAGTTACCGGCGCGCACTTCGAGGTGGTCGAGGAGAAGAACCTTCCGGCGGGGCAGCGGGCAATCTATGTCGGGCGCACGAATTTCGCCCGCGCCGAGGGC